TTTATTATACCTCAAAAATTCGACAATAGGTAGCCTGTCTCACTGCTTTTCTTGCTATTTTCCCACGACAACCCGGCCAATGCATTTTCTACCGAAAATGTCAAAAACAAGCCGGTATGGAACATCTCTCCCAATGTCCCATACCGGCTTTTCTCATGCAATCTTCTGTTTTACGTCAGCTATGATAGCTTTAACCGCCTGCTGCATCAAGGTGATATACAGCCTGTTCCGAATCTTTACCCACCAGCTGGTAGTGGTCTGGATTTCTGCTTCCAGCGGGTCTGTGAGGTTCTTCATCTGCGCTTCAACCAGTTTCTGTACATCATCCAGGTCGATGGATTTGATGGCCGCTTCAGCTTCGCTCTTGGCGAAGGACACCACGGTATCAGCGACGGCTTTCTTGATTTCTTCTCGGTTCATAGCTATTTTCCTCCTAAAATCAATTGTTCATAATCAGTAATGCCGCGAGCCACCGCCCCTGCTAGAGTATCCTGGGCGTTGTCCAAGAGTTCTTCATCACCCGGATTCGTAATGAAAGCCAGTTCCACTAAGACAGCAGGCATGTCGGTATTAGTTAAAACATACAGTCCGTTGACGCCGGGTGTGGCAATCTTCACGCCCCGGTCGGTGGTGTCAAGGGCATCGACAAGCTGGCTCTGGATGCAGTTCGCCAGCATGCTGCCACGGTAACTGCCGGCGCAGGCCCAGGTTTCTGTGCCATTCGCTTCTTCTGCTTCGGCAGCATTGCAATGAATAGACACGAAAATGTCGGCGTCGCTACTATTGGCAGTTTCACAGATTTCATACAGGCTGTCGGACTGGAGCAGTTCCGTTTCTACGCCTGCCGCGTTCAGATAACTTTCGGCGGCTTTACCGACAGCTAGGGCTACATCACATTCACGCAGGCCCGTTTCTTCGTTGACGGCACCCGGATCAGGATTTCCGTTCGGCGCATGGCCGGGATTCAGGAATACTTTCATGGTTTTTCTTCTCCTTTCTGATGAACGGCGGACTTCACGGTGCCGCCGATATAACCGAGCAGCCCTGACGCGATGGACATCGCCAGTTCATTCAGGGCATAAAAAATGGCCATGATCAGAGCCGTAATCAGTCCGATGATGACCAAGCAGTCCGGGATATTGATTTTTTCAAACATAGCGTTCAATAATCACTCCCTTCCAATTCACAAATCATACAAATCGAAATCTTACAATATTACTTTTATTGTTCTTCAGACTATCAACATTGGAAAATTTACTGTAAGGAAAATATACTAATGCAAAAGCAGGGTATGCATATACATTGATATCGGCTTTAGAAATTCGACATGATACATCTGCTGTGAGTTGGCTGTCTTTCACGATTTCTGCCACAAAATCATGAGATTTGAAGAAGTTATATAATTCTCCGCCTTCTGACAAGCTGGCAAACGTCACATTATCATGATATCCAATAAACAAAGCCAGATTATCCGCATTGAAATCAAAGTCAATTGTAGCATTCTTGTTTGCACTGTCATAAGTATATAGTTCATACGTATTGCCAGATACAGTCAAAGGGATTTTCCAGATATTCTTAGCTGCACCTGAATCCCAATAATAAAAGACGTTCGTTTCTGATACTGAACTCTGCGTTGTCTGCAAGGTTCCTTCTGCCAGTTCTCCATCTGCCGTATAGAATTTCTTGCCTTTTGCAACATCCCCAGTTTCTGCTGTTGTATCCGACACTTCACAGAACCGGGCTTTTCCGCCAGCTGTAAGCGGCAGCAGTACAGATGGCACTTCATTATAGCTGGCGCCGGCAATTTTCACATCTACCTTCATGTCATCGTCTCCTTTTATTCGATAGTCAGTACTTTTGTCAGGCTGTCCTGAGATACTGCAACAGAAGTCAGTGATCCGGTCACTTTAGAACCGTTAATATATGCTGTTTTCCCAGATACGATGGTGCTCGCTGCCGCTGTTGCGTCAGCCGTATCGACCACGCTGGACTTTCCAGCTATCCCAAGGATGGTCACCCCGGCTTTAATATTTCCTGCGATAATTTTTGACTGCTCGGAAGCAGCAATACTGACCGTCCCACTGCCGTTATGATAGCCAGACGGCACGGTATATGTACCTTTCACGGTACCGATAGAACCCGCCACTGCACCATTGTCCGCCATCGTGCCTGTCACCGAACCGCTTCCCAGGAATGCAGTTTTCCCATTCCTGATGTCTGCCGCAACAGCATTGGCCGATGTCGTATCATAAAACTCCGCCGTCCCGGTTCCCCCTGCCAGAGGAATAGATACCTGTGGGACGCTTTCATAAGTGACGCCATTGATTTTTACATTTTTCGCCATATTGATTGCTCCTTTACTCCACTTTCAACTCATAACCATTAAAGCTGATCCTGCCATAGTTCGACGGAATGGCAGCAACCGTCACTGACTGAAGGCCAGCGAATCCCTTATCGGGAATGATGACCTGTTCCTCATCCTTGGGAATGACTGCTTTTTCCTGATAAGCCCCGGACGGTTCTTGCGGCAACGAAAGCACTCCGCAGAGTGTGCTTTTCCCTGCCAGAGTTCCTTTATATCGTCCCATGGGCCGTCACCTCCCCGGTCACGATAAACGGGCTGGGCATGATAACAGTATCCGTATAGCCGGAAACCAGCACCAGTTCCACATCGTACCGATAGGTTCCGAAGGGAAGATGAGCCGTGTCTTCCGGCGCCAGAACCAGAAGACAATCCTGTTCCCGGCGCACGATACCATTATCCAGTGTTTTCACCACCAATGGAATTTCATCAGAAAGTTCCCGTTTGACTGTAAAGGTAAGCCGGTCATCCGATCCCGGCACAAACGGTCTGCCCGTCACCCGGTCCCGGATGGTCAGCGTAATCTGTGCCGAATCTCCGCGCGTGATGGAAATCCGGTTCCGAATGACTGAAAAGCCCATCCTTCCACCTCCCTATTCATTCTGCCGCTGCTCGATTACATCCAGGCGGTGCTGCACATGATCCGTTGCCTCCTCCACACGGGAAAGGCGCTCTGCCATCTCTTGGCGCTTGGCTTCCGTTTCAGAAAGCTGACGCCGCAGATGATCGATGCATTCCTGAAGGCTCCGCACCGACTGGTTCAGCGGCTTGATGACACTAAAGTTAAAAATGATGCCGCAGAGCATCAGGACGGATACCAGGGAACCCACCATCTGTACCCATTCGGCCATACTTCTCACCTCCTATTTTGTACGCTGGAACATGTACACAACGATAGACGGCTGCATATTGTTATGAGCTTGATTGCCGCCCGTCTGGGAAAGACTGTGGGAATGATTTCCATCCCACGAAGTATGCCCATCCACTTGGTTGCCATGCCAGCAGCCATCACCGTACCCGATAGCCGTTGGTGCATCATTCCCGTCGCAGGCATCCCACTGAAGGTTTCTGGGAAGTGCACCCGAAGACCAATGCCGATGATTTCCGCTGTCACCCACGGTATGTCCATGCGCCGGAGTTTCCGGGATGATAAGAGTATGTTTTTCTTCCCCCAGCTTGTCCCCAGCCTTATACATAACTCCGCTGTCGGCTGACCCCGCCCCAATCAGACAACGGCCCATGGCAAAGGCTACCCAGGTCGTTCCCGGCCAGTAGTTTGCGGGGTTCTTCCCATCTGTAGAAATATAGATAGCATTAACGGGAAACGGACAGGCTTGAATCTTGGCCACAGCTTCCTCGTCCATATCAGCGTAGGTAACCTTGCCCCAGTTGCCATTGCTGTGCAGGACCGTGTTCAATTTTCCCGCGGCTGGTGACGGAACCATGCCGCTCTGGCCCGCTGTCTTTTCACCGCAGCCGCTGAAATCAGGCAAGGTGATGTCCTTTGTGCCATCAAACAGCACCCGATGAATCTTCCGTCCCGTTTGCAGCATCGAAGCACTGGCCGCATTGCCGCTGATGCCGCTGGCATGAGCCTTGGCGTCGGTCAGATGGGCGTTGATGTCGGCTGCCGTAGCAGAAATCCTCTCATAAAGACGGGCGTCATTGCTGACAAGCTGGGATACCGTCTTGTTCTGTTGGTTGAATACCACCGGGTCTTCTGAAAGATACTGCGGAAACAGCACATCATAATCCAGGGTATTATCCACCGCTTCTGTGGGACGAACTTCCTGTCCGGCACGGTCAGGGAAATCCGCTGACCATTTTTCTTTGATATACTCAGGCATTGGCCTTCACTCCTTTTCCGGATACAATCGTCGCCGTCGAGAACGTAGCTTCGCCATTCCAGTAAATCTTCCCGTTCCAGGAATATCCCAGGTAGATGGCATAGCCCAGATGAGCCGGCTTGTAGATGTCAAGCTGGTCAATCAGTTTCTGCAGCGTCTCCGTATCCTCATCGTTCATAATGCAGTACACCTTGAAATAATATTCTTCGTTCACTTCTTCTATATGCCCGACACTGTACAAATTGATGATGGAATTCATAAAATCCACCGTGGACACATCCACATGCTGCAACTTGAATAGAATCCGCTGCCTGCGGAATTCATCCGTATCCCCGTCACTTCTTTTTATTCCCAGGAAAGACTCATAAAGCGGCAGCGCCCAAGTGGCTGTATTCACGAAGAAATTATCCACCAAATCCTGCAAGGCCAGGCGCAAACGGTTATGCTCCGTACTGCAGGTATCCGCCGTCTTTTTGAACATCGGATCTTTTCTCAGAAATTTCGGCAGATAATCTAGGACATCAATAGGATTCTGTCTCATCCACTCATTCGCTGACAAGGGTTAGCACCACCTTCCCGGCTACCGGAATCTGTTCATTGGTCAGGCTGATGTTCTCCGCCTTGCCATTGAGTTTCAGATTCCGATAATCCGTAATCCCGTTGACGCCCAGGATGAGCCGGCCAATCTGGGCCAAGCTGACATAGGACAAATTGAAGCCGGTGTTCTTGAAGTAAGCCGATACGGCTGCCGTCACGGCATCCATATTAGCCGTACCATAGACCTCAGCTGTGATATCCACTGCCAGAGGTGCTGGTGACACCACGGTCACAGTCGCCCCGATAGGACGCTGGGATTCGATATACTGGGCTACTTTCTGAATCAGTTCGTTCGAAGCCGATTCGTTCTCCGCCGTCACGATGATGACTTTCACCGTGCCGTTCCCGCTCCAAAGCGGAATGACCTTGCAGTTCCCCACCCCGTCCACGGACATGGCCCAGGAGCGGTAATGGTTGGCATTGCCGGAGGTGATTGGCTGGCGGACACGGAACAGAAGTCTTGCCAATAAGGCGGCATCCGTTTCTTCATCAGCCCCATCCGTGCATTTTGTCTGGTTGGTTACGCTATATACATTAGGGATGGAATAAGGGATTTCTGTAATCGTCCCCGGTGCCACGTTCCCTTTTACGCCTACGTCCGCTGCCTGGACAGCAATCTCCACTTCAGTCCCATCCGCTGGAATCGTCGCGGATTCTGTCGTATAGAACCGCAGCCCGTCCTTTGTCTGGAACAGGCTGCCACGGATGATGTAGGCCCCGGACTGCCCGGTGACCGTCACTTGGCCATTGGCCTTCACCGCCTGTTTCCGCTGGATGCCGAATTCCTCCGCCCGCAGCGTCAGATAGTCACCCCATGCCGTTTCAGCAAAAGCCGCGTCCCGCAGCATAGCCATTTCGGCATAGCTGTTCTCGAATTCCACGGCATTGGTATCAATCATGTCCCGGGCAAACGAACCCTCGATAGCCGTCTTGTCCGTATCAGTCAGCGTGTGCAGGGTCTGCACCATGCGGCTTTCAATCTGGTCTTTAGTCTGGGCATCGAACAAATTGCTCATGCAAGGCTCCTTTCTGCGGTGACAGTCAGACTTTCATCGCTGTAAATGGATGTCACATCCACTAAAATGAACAAATCATCTTTCCCCCGCCGTTCCACATCCACCCGGTTGATCCGGGCAATATAGGGATTAATAGAAAGGCCCTCCCGGATGTTCTGGCGGATCTGGTCTGCCGTATAAATGTTGTTGGGCATCGTCCCCTGATACGGTTCGATGGTGATGCCGTATTCATCGTGATAGGCTAGATACCGGTACCGTTCCGTCATCAGAGCTTTATAAATCCACACCTTGAGGGCTTCGTCCTCAGTCACGGTGATGTTGTTGCCGTTTTCGTCATAGCGGAACCGGCGCTTATCGAAGTCATAGCCGTATTCCGCAAGGAGCGGCAATGTTTCTCTGGTAGTGGCACTCTCTCCGGATGCCATTGCCACAAAAGGATTAGCCATAACCATCCAACCTCACAATCTCGTCTAAAATCATATACTGCTGGATTTTCCCATTCACCATCATGGGCATAATGGCGACTTTCATGCCGGGCTTCAGGGTATCCGTGGTAATCACTGAATCGGTATAGTCGTTGTCAATCTCATGATTATGCGACTGGTAAGCCGCGTCCCCGCTGCCGCCTGCCCGGTTCTGGGTAGCCGATACCAGATGGCCTTCGGCTGTCCGCCCATAGCCTGCCAGAAGGTAATGGGAAATCCACAATTCCTCTTTCGTCAGGACAATGCCATTGTATTTCACCTGGATGTCTGGCGGGGATTGGAGTATCTCGCCAATCTGGATGGACGGGCTGTTGCTGCTCCTCGATACCTGCTCCATCAGATTCAGGAGGCTGATATACGGATTTTTCTGCATTTCCCGTCACCCCCTCGATGTCTTGATGATGGTCGCCGGATAATAGTCGCTCCCCATGTCGATACTGCCTTCGTAATGATGGAAACAGCCGTACACATTGGAGCTGTTGCCCCAGCATCCGCCGTTGCCGTCATAGACCACGACATGCCAGTTCGGGTCAGGTTTGCTGTAACGGTTGTACATGATGATATCGCCTTTCTCGAGCTGTGACGGGTCGTAGGGAATCGCCAGCCCTTGAGCTTCAGCATCGGCCCGGAGCTGGTCGCAGCCTTTGACGTTGCTGTTATATTCCTGGGCGGCAAAGGGCGAATACCCGGCCGCGGCAATTGTCGCTCGGTCTACACAGCCCTCAGATCCATAAGGCGACACGGTGCCATCAAAACTTTCCATACAGGAATCCACCACATCGCCTCCAGCCGCGTTCCCGCTTATGGATACCCCGCCATGGCTTCCCGTAGAATTTGTAGCGGGTGGCACGTAATCCGGATTGGCGTTGTAGGATGCACTGTCGAGTTCCTGCTTCTGCTCGTCCAACAGTTTATTAAAGACCAGGTTCAAATCCATCATGTGTTTGTTTCCCTCAATCCGATGGCTGTCCGACTTGATAAAGAACCGCCCTTTGAGCTGTTCTTCCTGAATGTCCACGGAAAATCCGGCGATGCACTGGATATGGCCGAGGGCATGGACAGACATATCATGGGCCACCGTTTTCAGCATGGCCCGTGCCTGTGAGGCATCATCCTGCTTGGGGTCAGCCTTACAGATGGTCTGGATGGTGCCGAATTTTTCTATGTCGATGTCATTCGGCATCTCCCCTTTCGTCTGACCGGCACTGTCCACGACCACCACCTTCGATACCATGTCTTCGATGGACTCGGACACAGATGCCCCGGTAAGGTTCGTTTCATCACTGATGAGGAAGTTCTCCACCACCTGGTCATTAGTACAGACCACATTCAGTTTTCCGTCCGTCATGTAGATATGGTAGCCTTTGCCATCCTGTGCCGACTGGTAGGATAACGCCTGCTTGATGGCATCGGTCGCCGAGATGTCATCAGCGATGTAATTGCACACCACGGAAAGATCCGGCATCGTCCCCGCCTCGATATTAAAGTCGTGGATAGTCTGCCGAATAGCATCGGCCACAGTCACATTGGCATATTTCCGGGTAATACGGGATTTGGCCAGATAGATGATGCTGTCAAAAGCCACAAAGCGCATGGTGTACGATTCGCTGTCCCGGCTCCGGGAAAAGATGCGCCCCTGGAAAACCGGGAACGTCTCTTGCGTAGCCTCATCGGTATAGGAAAAACACACTTCGTCTCCCAGTTCCAATACAGCATTCGTCCAGTCCTTGTCCTTGGTGGTATAGGCCAGATCAAATTCCAGCTTGCGGCCGGCCTGTTCCACATCCCCCGACCAGGTATAGGAAAGTACATAGGCAGACAAATCCGTGTTTTTGGGTTTGTCTGCCTGGTTAGTTTCCGTGTTCTGTGCAGCCGATTCGGCTGTCTGTTTATTAATTTTTGCTAACTGGAACATTTTCATCATTCCTTTTCAGGTTCATGGTCGTCAGCCGAATGATGTCCCCTGTCTTCAGCCCGCCGTTTCGGATGATGCTGCGGTAGACCTGGAACTTGGAGAACTGTTCATTGTTGAGCGTGACCGATTTCCCGATGGCCCGGCCTACGACATTTCCGATGCTGTCGCCCGGGTAATAGGTAATGTTCTTTTTCATCTTCTGCCAGAATGACTCCGGCCGTTTGGCAAGGCCCGCAGTCTTATCCGTCTTAGCAGATGCGGTGTCGGCCTCGACATAGCGGTATTCCATCAGTCCCAGTTCGTAATACACATCCCCGCTTCCATCCTTCTCCCCGAACTTGAAAGAGCTAATCAGACAGGGCATGGAAATAGGTGTATCTGATACGGTGAGCTGACAAACCTCGCCGCCAGTACGCATGGCTTCCAGTTCAGAAATATAGGTATATGGAGATAACCCCATCATGGCAAAAGGATAATCCTGGGCAGGAAAAAAGCCGGACAACGTCAGCGACTTCAGCCCGGTCTTGCCTTTCATGAGATATTCCCCATAGTTGTTGATGTTCACCGTGCCATGGTTCGTATTGACGGAAACCATCAGTTCCGAAGGCAGTACAGGAAAAGTCACGATGGAGCTGCCTGCGGACAGAGAAATCGTCAGATTCTGCGAGGCCTGCCCGATAGCATTTAAAATTGATTCTAAGAAGGAAGCCATCAGATAGTCGCCCCTTTCATGCGGTTCATGCCATACAGCCGGATTTTTTCCACCAGCTTATTGGCTATGGCATCAATATCCTGTTGGTTGCGAACATTCATCGTATCGATATGGATGGTAATTGAATGGCTGCTTGCATTCATGGCCTGCCTGATGCTTTCATCATGCGGTACGACCGTACTGCCATTCGGCAAATGAACCAGTTCGCCCCGGCGGTCTTCATTGATGACGGCAAAGCCGCCGCCAAAGTTTTCAACGCCTTTGGCAAAATGGCTGATGGGTTCAATGTTGAATCCCACATGAGTCGGTGCTCCGCCCGTCAGGGACGGGATGTCGATGGACAGCCCGTTAAGGCTTCCAATCAATCCGTTCACCTGGTCAATGACCCAGTTCACGCCGCTTCGGAAAGTATCCTTAATGCTTTTCCAGATACTGGAAGCCGTTTCACTGATGCTGTTCATGGCTCCATCCCAAGCTGAGGTGAGCCATTGCATACCGGCATCCACCGCTTCCGACACAGCCTGGATGGCCCCTTCGATGTACTGGGACACGGTGTCCCAGTTGCTCCAAAGAAGATACAAGCCCGCGATGATGGCGGCAATGATAATCAGGATTGGATTGGCCATCGCCGCCACGCCGACTGCCCGGATAATGGTGATGAGCGTTCTTCCCACAGTCAGGAATGTGCTGCCCAAGCCTTTAGCGACCAAACCGAGGCCTTTCACTACCGGGATAATGCCTTTGAACTGTGCTGCCAGGTATTTCGATACGCTCCCGGCTTTGCTGATGCCCGTAGCGATAGAATTGAATGTCCCGAAGGCTCGGCCGCCAACCGTCAGCACCCGGCCCAGCGTAGAGCCGAATAACTGGAAGGTCACAATGCCGAAAGCAATCTGCCCGATGAGGGCTTTCTGTTCCGGTGTCAGCGAACGGAACCAGGCCGCCAGTTCCTTCACCCGCAAGGACATCGCCTTAAAATAGGGTGTAAAAGAAACGGCCAAATCCATCCCGGCGTTCTTCAGCTGATTCATGGCAATCTGCATCTGCTCAGAAGGCGTCAGCATCTTCTCATAGGCTTCCCGGGTCATGCCGGCGGATTGGGCCATCTGGTCCATGACCTTGTCGAGGTCCCCGGCGCCCTTGCCTGTCAGAACCAGGATGCTGTTGAGTCCTTCAACGGAGCCAAAGAGCTGTGCCATCTGTTCGGCATCATCGCCCGTCGCCATTTTCACTTCTTCAAGGAACTTTACCCAGCCGACGCTCTTGAGATGGGCGGCGTTGAATTCCAGGCCAAGGGACTGAGCCAGTTTCGCGGCTTCTGAGGACGGTTTCAAAATATTGCTGTAGGCCGCCTTGAGTCCTGTAATGGCCTCACCGGTCCGGATGCCGTTCTTGGTGAGGACGGCAATGGAACCGAACAGTTCCTGGGTGCTGACATTGAGCTGGGCGGCAATCGGGATGACATTGCCCATGGATTGGGCCATTTCGCCAAAGGAGGTCTTGCCGAAATTCTGAGCCAGGAGCATCTGGTCCGTCACCGCCGTAGCCTCTTCTGCCGATTTCCCATAGGCATTGAGGACGGTCGTGACACCGTTTACGGCAGTCGTCGTATCCGTGAACCCGGCCTTGGCGGCAATGGTCATATCCCGGACGAAACCTACAGCGTGGCCGGCATCGACACCCGCTGAGATGGCCTGGTAGACTGATTCGGAAAGGTCGGCAACGCCCGCCCCGGTTTCATCGCTGACAGCACGGATTTTATCACTAATCTTCTGCATGGAAACGACCGTCGTATCCACCAGGGTAGAAATCTTGGCGATGCCGTTAGCAAAGTCACTGTGCAGCTTGAAGCCTGCCGTTGCGGCTGCCAGGATGGGGGCTGACAGCAGGGCCATCTTGTCCGACAGGCCAGAAATCTTGCCACCCGTCTGCTCAATGCTTTTCGCTGTCCGTTTCTGTATCCGCTCATGTTCCATCAGCTTGTCCGACAAACCGCTGACCGATTGTTTTGCCGCCGCCATCTGGTTTTTCATGGTCCCCAGGCTGGCATTGACGCTCCGCACGGTCGGCGTGAACAAATCCCGCAGCCGGATGGCAGCATCGATAACGTTATTGGCCACGCTGTTTCACCTCACTTCAAAAGAATCCATCCTGCCGCTTTTCAAGCAGCCAGAATCGTGTACAATAAAAGAAAAAAGACATTACGCAGAAAGGATGATGGTTATGAAGCCTGAAAAAGCAGGAAATGATTTCATCGAACATCTTCCCTATATTGAAACGGTTATTTTTTCAGCTGGCGGCTACTTCGGCGGATTCGAGAGAACGACCGTCCATTTCTCCGGCAGTCAGGCTGTATTTGATGCAGAAACCATGAATCCCCCGTCCGCCATGGCTCCGGCTCACTATGAAGGGATGACGAAATCCCAGTTCTTAGCAAAACTGCGGTCGCTCCATATTGAAGACTGGGATAAGGAATATATGGCCATGGGCGTCCTGGATGGAGAGCAATGGAATCTTGAAATCCACTTCTCCGATGGCCGCAGGCCGCTGATCATCAACGGAAGCAACGCCTACCCGCCTCACTTCAGAAGCCTGCGGCGGCTCATGACTTCCGTCCCCGGGCAGACAAAGGAGTGAATACGCATGGATACAGCAGAACAATTCATCAAAGAACACCACATCCAGACATTAGGCGGCAAAGATGATTTCAAAGAGGAATTTTCCGGCTATCAATGGAGCGCTGCCGTCATCCAGCAGCCTGATTTACTGGAAGAATACGTCCGTCTTATCGGGCTGATTGGTGCCACTATCCAGGACATAGCTGTCGTGGATTATCCCTGCCTGTTTGAATCCATAGATCCAGAGGTCTGGACATGGGAATGGGATAATGTCATGGTTCTGATAACAGACCGGGGAAACTTCGAAATCACATACAGCGAATCCAGTTCGTTCTGTATATCCCAGGATTGCATCCCCAAGAGGCTTTATTGCAACGAAGAGACCGAAGACATGGCCATCATCCAAAAGCTGTTCTCGTACCTGAAAGGAGATACCATTACAGACGTTTCTACAAAACCGACATCCTTCGATAATGCGGATGATGAATTCACTGGCTCATGGAATATCGGGCTGGAGGAAAATCTCCCCGCCTATCTCATTGAATGCCGCTTCGTTCTGAAAAGCGGACGCCAGCTGGTCTTCACCAGTGATTTCGACTGGGGCATCATTTCGTTATATGACAAGGACAACCAGCTGGTACGGCTTGATCCGGCTTCGGATTGACTGTTCCATATCCTGGCACTACAATAGATTCAAGGATTCCCCTCTGGCAGAGAAATCGTACTGCCAGCAGTAGCTGCCGGACGTACGAAGGCATCGGCAGTGCGGGAATCCTTTTTATTTTTTCTGCTCTCTTTCTGCTATCTCATACCGCA